AGTCCTCTTTAGATTGAAAATAGTTTGGTGTAGATAGTAACTTAACGTAAGGTGAATTTTCAATAACGTTGCCTTTTGAATCAACGTGCTTAATTTCCATTTGTGAGTACAAACGAGAACGTAAAGCAATAATGGTCATTAAGACTGGATTAGTTAAGGATAAATCCAAGTACTTGCCATTATCAACAAAACTACCACCATCTAAAAACGAATAAGAGAATTCCCCCGCTCGATTACGTTCGACACGAAGTAATTCTCTTCCGAATAAACTAATTGATTTAGTTACCATAAAGTATAATCTCTGTCATCACGACAGTAATTTGCAACAAATATAAACAATTATTTAGAATAAATACAAATAAGGTAATTATTTTTTTAATTATGTTAAGTATCGGGTTCTAGCATACCAACTACTAACATATTTACACCCATCAATAGCGTGGTCATTCCCTTGTTCAGGTTCATCTAATTGCACACCTTGTACAACTCGCCACGAATGATTTTCGTATTCTTGCTCTAAATTAGTACTTGATGCAGTATAGTAAATTTGTTTCTTTTGCAGTAATTCAATACCACTAACAACACTTCCTTTGCCTTTTAATGCATAAATAACATTAAACCCGCTATTCTTTAGTTTATTCCCCTCTGTTTTATTTATTTCGTTTGAACTATCTACAATCAGCTCTTTATTTAAGTCAATGCCTAAATTAAATAACTCATCAGACAAAGTGCCTTGCATTTCATTCATTGGTTTATAAAGAAGTTCTTTAAAGAAAAAAGTTTGGTCACCATCGAATTTCATTTCAATTAAAGTGCTTGGACTGCTTAATCCAAAATCCATACCATAAAAACTTGAATAAGGTAACATATCAAACTCTTTATCAGTTATGATATTCCAATTCTTGAAAATTCTGTTTGGCTTCTCTGCTTTCAATCCTAAACCATAAACGCACCACATATAATCACTAGCAGTATTTTGCTGAATGTTATACTCTGTTGGCTCGTATGATAGTATCTTTTTCTTTTGTTCAGTAGGACAAAATGGATTGTCTTTAAATGTAGAGTGGATTAAGATTGCGTTATCTTGTTTAGTTAAGTCATCACTCCAAAGTTTTCCTACTGGGTTGTAATCCATAAACACCGCAATACTGCAACGCATATCTAATTGGTCAAACGTTTCTTTAGGCATTTTATAGAACTCATTGAACCAAAGGTAATCTGAATGATATCCATGAACTTTTAATTCATCGTCCGTTCCCTCAATATTGATTGTAGAACCATTAGGAAACGCAAATATACTTTCTGTTTTATTGAATTTAATACTATCCCAATTACCTAAAGTAGGATAATATTTAAGCATATCTTGTAGTACAGTATCTTTACAATCCTTTTTGGTATTCCTAAAGACTGCAAGTTTAGTTCTTGGTTTTGACCACGCTAATATCCAAAAGACTTGAATAATTGAAAACGTCTTACTAGAACGTGATGAACCGCTATTGATAATGTACTTATAGTTTTGGCTATTTAAAGCATTCCAATTCTTTTCAAAGACTGGAGTAGCATTAATCTTCATCGGGTTTGATTATTTCAATTTGGATTGAAGTAGGAGTAGATTGTATTTTTTCACCACCCGAAGTTATGTCGGTTTTATCACCAAACATTTTAGGATAGAATTTAGAAGATAGCCATTTATCGGTTTGAATAACAACATTGGCTGTACTAGCATCAATTTCGCCTTTTAAAGCCATTTGTTGCACTTTCTTTATGCTTTGTATAATTGATTCAGTCTTATCTTGTTGAGCGTTTACATACAATGTTTGTAATTCTGTATGCTCTCTTTTCCAATTACGGAATGTTGACCAACTCGGATAACTTTCATTTGACTCTAATACATCTATAATATACCCACCATTAGCAATATCTTCGCATATTTCAATACATAAGTCAAAATTATATTCACTTGGTCTTGCCATTATCTAAATGTTATTATTTCCGAATAATTAAAAGGAGTTCCCATCCAATAGCTGTGTTTTATAAACCTATTTAATGTCTTGCTTTGCATTTGAATGCTAGATTGTGTTTTAAAAGATATAGGTTTTAAAACTTGCATTGGCGTAAAATAACTTTGTTTTGTAAAATCATATTTACCGTTCTTATCATTAACACAATTATTTAAATAATATTCAAATGTAGGCAACTGAAATTTAGTTTTATCTCCTAGCCATCTATTTGGGTCATTAGCTATAATATCAATTCTATAACTTAAATACTCCAAGAATTTCTTTTCCATTGTATTATTTATAAATACGTAAAACCTACCTTAAACAAGATAGGTAAACAATCAGTTTAAATTGCGATTGCCGTATATTAGTTTTCATCGGTATCTAATAAATCAAAATACCTTTTTATTTTATCGTGTGCTTGTTTACTGTAATCATAAAAGAATTCACTTCCCCCGATTGTAAGTATAATTTCTGTTTTGTCATCACTTACGGTGTACTTATCAATTCTATCTAATCTAATCCTATCGCTTTCGTAATAACCTTGTGGTTCTAAATCGCTCTGATAAATCCCTAACGTGTCCTCGTCATCTTCTATTAATTCGCAAATCCATCTGTTAAGAGTTACTATCATATCACAAACTTACAAATTAAATTGATATAAACAAAAAAACCGATAAAATTAATTATCGGCAAATTTATAATTATAAATTTCTTTTACTTCTTTAGCTCGGTTTTTAAAACTCGACACTTTCAATTCGACCTGGTTTAAAGCTTCGAAGTTTAGTTTTTCATTAATTGGTATTTTACCGCCGAGTTTGGTATACCATTTTTCAAAATTAAGGATGTTTTTCATAAGTTGTTGATTTTACTTTCTATTATTATTTCACCGCTTTGCAGAAACTTTGTAATTACATAATTCACTCTAGCTATTGGTTCGTTCAATTCTTTTGCTATTACACTAATCCGATTATCTTTATTGTTGAAATAATAGTGTATGATGTCTAAATCGGCTTTCGTTTGACATACTTTTTTACGTTTGATTTCAGAGTACTTTTCGTGGCATATTTCTAAATAAACTTCGTGGTCGTAATCGTAGGCATAACCTTTTTGATAAACGCCTTTATTTTTTAATCGTTGGTAAACCGTTTTAACGCTTAAATTTAGTTTTCTTGCCATGGTATCGGCTGTCATAAGTTGTAGTATAAATAAATTCCAAGTACGATTACGGCGATTATAACTATTGCGCCAATTACTTTGTTGGCTTGTTGTTGGTAGTAGTTCATAAAAGATGGTATTAGTTGATGATATTTGCTAGTTAGCAGTAATACTACTCGAAAAGAGAAGCCAAACTACCTTGATTAATATTTGTTTCTTCGCAAATCCAATTTCGTAAATGTTCTACGCTGTCAAAATCAATTAAACTGCCTTTTTTCACTAATTCCTTTGCTTGTTGAACTGCTTTTTTATTTAGCAATTCATTAATTTTTGCGCTGTATTTATATTCTTCGCCTTGATAAAATGTACTTTTATTAAAGTATCTTGGTATTATCATAAACTCATTAAAATCACTACTTTTTAATTGTATTTCGGTTATAATAATTCTCATAACAGTATCATTGAAAACTCTTTCGTGTGATTTGTTTATGAATTTTGCGAAATCAATATAAGCACTACTGCTAACAGCGTGTTTATTCAATTGTGGCTTTTGGTTTAATTCAATGTTCATTTTGTACTTTAGTTATTAATCGAAACTTGGTTTTGTGCTTTTCCACAACTGAAATAAACACACGGAACGTTAATCAATCTATATAAATCACATATTCAAAAACAACCGAACCGTTGAACTTGAAATAGTCGTTATATCCAGCACTTTTTAAGTCGCCTCGTAACTGTTCGCCAATTCGTATTCCAGTGTATAAATTAGGCACTATTTCATACAACACTTTGTAATTTACTGAAACTCCGATAAACGTATCGTTGTGTTGAAAGTACTGCTCTACCATTTCGCCACGTCTGAAAATTAATTCCGTTTCTAAATTGGCATGAACTCGAATTTTATTAATCGGTTCAAAAACGTAACCCGCACCGCAACTTAATTTTGAATAACCAATTTTCGGAAATTGCTCGTAATGAAATCCCCACGTTAAGCCATTGCCTAAATGTAATTCTGCTGATAGCTGTAAGTCTAATTCGGGTTTATTTTCAGTTGGCTGACTTCCGAAAATAGCATTTCGACCGTCGATTGAAATTGAAGTAGCGAAGTATCTGTCTATTTGTCCGAATGATAATTGCGTTAATAGCAATAATGTGATTAGTTTTTTCATTTTGATTGAATTAAAGATGTTTGAAGGATTCAAGCCCTGCCGAAAATGGAATATCAGATTTTAATTTTCCTAATTCTATTTCAAGCGTTGGGAATTTTTCGTCAAATATGTAATTCAACATTAAATAAACATCACCCATTTCGGTTGATAATCTACCATCTAATATGGAAAATGCTTTTTTTAGTGATACTTTCATAATTTCAAATGTTTATAATTAGTGTTATTTGTTTCTATATTCTAAAGTCCAATTAAAAAATCCTATTTCCCAACCATACAATAATCTTTGATACCATATTTTTTTCATAATCTATAATTTTAATTGGTTAATTGCGGTTTATTTTTTAGATAAAATTCTCTTACTTTTTTTAAGTCGTTTTTTAATTCACCCTTAAAAGAACCATTTGAAAAACGAATGTTAGAAGATATATACCTCATTGTTTTTAAAGTTGCATAATAGAAATTTTGTTCAAATGAATTTTTAGTAAATTCTTTCTCAATAAAAAACCATTGATTAAAGTTGTTTTGCCACGATAAGTAAATTCGTTGTTTCATAATTTAGTTTTTAGGTTATTGTTAAAGGTTGGTTATTTCTTTTTTTACTTGTTGCCAAAATTGATTAAATGGATTAGGCAACATTATATCATTAAGATTTTTTGTAATTTCATCAACCGTTATTGATGCGCATTGTTTACAAGATTCTGTTAACATTACATTAGTAATAACACAAGGGTTTATTTCTAATCCGCATCCTAAAGTTGTTATTTCTAAACAAGCGTATTTAGTTACTAATTCGTGTGCTTTTTGTTTCGGTGTCATAACTCTAAATTTAATTTTTCCCTAACCTCACTAACCACTAACTCAATCACATCTTTATCGTTTAAATCTAATTTTTTAGAGAATAACACAAACTTCTCTACATCGATTAACCTCGCATTTTCGTAATGTTTACGCCTTGTATGGTCAAATCCTAACCTATTACAGATTTGCTGGTTAGATAGGTTTGATAGTTGGAATAGTTTTTTGTACATTATTTCTCTAGTTTTATTTTAGCTAATTTTATCATTGCTAAATATTCTTTTTCAAAATTATTCCCTTTATG